GCTCAACAAGCTATTCCGAGAAGTTAATGATTATGTTAGCGAAACTTCTCCCGATCGTACTTCGCAATAGCGGCGGCAGCGATATCGGCAAATATCTTTGCCATCGGCGCAAGTGCGGAATCGTCAGCCTTGAGGTTTGGATTTTTCTCAAGAAATTCCTCAAGCAGTTCCTGACTGAATTTTTTATCATCAATCATACACGACACACCCCCTTTCATGGACAATTATACCACGAGGCAGGAAAACCAGATACAAACAATCTTAGAAACATTTCACAGAAAGGAGGAGCGCGATGAGAACCCTACAAAGAAGCCCGAACAAAAAGCTCACCCGCTTCGGCAAACTGGTCGTCAAAGCTCTCGCCGATAAGGACATGACAAAGGCGGAACTCGCCGACACAATCGGCGTCGCCCCTCAATATTTATCCTACATTTTAAACGGCACCCGTTCCGGCGACAAGTACCTCTGGACAATCGTTGCGGCCCTTGAGCTCGACCCCCGGAAGGTCGAAAAAGCAATCGCAGCCTAACGGCTATAGAAAGGAGGGACAGAAGTGTCGGAAATCTATATCACGCTTGAGGAGGCAGCAGAGCTTGAAGGCGTTACCTACGAGGCCATGAAAAAGCGTACTCAACGCAACCCGGTTTTGTTTAAGGTAAAGACGCAACCTCGCGAAAACGGCGGCAAAGAACAAGTCCTTGTTTCTGTAGCCTCCCTCACCACCAAGGCGAGGAAGGCGCACAAGGCAAAGCAGAAAATAGACGGGAGGGATGTCATCATAGAGCAACGAACGGACGCGGCTCCCTGGTATGTTGAGTATGACCTCAACCATTACATAGAAGCCCGTAAGAAACAGTATTACGAAGCGATTGAGCTCGCAGGGAAGGTACAGAGCTTTATCGAATATGAAGGCGACGACCGCACGGCTTACGCTGAACGGTATGCCCTGGGTCTGGGCGTCAGCACCCCGACGCTTTACCGATACGTCCAGACCGTCCTTGAGGCGAATGCCTGGGCATTGAAACTTGAAAAAGAGGACGGGCAGAACCGCGATTACTTCCGGGCTCTGGCCTTGTGCCGGAAACCGAAGGAAAAAGCCACCTTCCCGAGTCTGACGCCGGAACAGCGGGCCGTCATAGAAAACATCTGGTTTGACAAATGCTTCGCTGGGAATCTGGGTACGATTGAAATGCTTTATGAAGCATTTGAAGACCAGGCAGACAAAAGGGATTGGGTAAGTTACCCCTCCATAAAGACGATCGCCCGGTATGTCAAGTACCTCATGGAGCTGCCTGGTGCAGAGTCGGCTCACTTCTTAGCCGCCAACGGCAACCGGGAATGGAAAAACAAAAGGATGCTTAAAATACGGCGCGAGACCGCTTCCCTCAAAGTTATGGAGTATCTGGTGGGTGATACCCATACCTTCGATGTATGGGTGCAGTACACGGCACCGAACGGCAAAATTAAGGCAGTACGACCAAAGCTCACCGCATGGGAGGACATGAAAAGCCGTATGATTTTAGGCGATATCATGAGCGTGGACGTCAATTCCCAGACCATTAAGGAGAGCTTTGTCAAAATGATATACGGTGATGCGGGAAGCGTTCCGGAAATTGTGCATGTAGACAACGGAAAGGACTTTACCGCCGAAACGCTGACCGGAACAAACCGCAAAAAACGTAAGATTGAATTTGACTCGGAGACCGTCGGTTTCTGCCAGAGCATCGGCATACAGGAAATCGGGCGCTCCCTTCCTTATCAGCCATGGGACAAGCCCATTGAACGCTTTTTCAAGACTGCCTGTGATAAGTTCTCCCGGTGGTTTGAAAGCTATACGGGAACTTTGACAGGCTCCAAGACCCATGCCAAGCGAAACAAGGATATTGACGGAATGTTAGAGCGTGGGGAGCTGCTTACGATGGAAGAATTTTTCGAGCTCTGGGTGAAGTGGAAGGAAGAAAAATACCACACCCGCCGTCACGGCGGACTGGTAGCCAACCATGAAAAATGGGTAACACCCGCAGAACTCTTTGAGAACGGCCTCCGCTATGAAAAAGCAGCACCACCCCGCGAATATGCAGCTATGCTGCTCATGAAGGCAGACGTTGCCACCGTATACAACTACGGAATTCGTAGATTTAACGTCAATTACTTCGATTATGAGCTCGGTAAGTACATCGGTCAGAAAGTCGGCATCAAATGGGATATCGACGACGTCACCAAGCTCTATGTCTATGACCAGAAAGGCCGGAAGATATGCGAGGCCACTTCCGCTGTAGTTCTTTCCTTTGGCCGCCATGTATCTCAGGATGCCCTTGAAAAACACATGAGAGATCAGAAACGACAGATCAGGGAAGCTACAGAGTTTGTTGAGGAGCGTATCACTCCTTATGAGGCACGGCTTGAGGAAGGCAGACAGACAGATGCAGTCGGCAAGATCGACCTGACCATAAAAGCAAAACGCAATCAAAAAGTTGTTACACTCCCCATCGACAAGGAGTTCCGGCAGGAACAACTGGAAGCAGCTCCCCGCAGAAGGAAAGCCGGAGCCGGGGACGAATACCTTGCAAAACAGGCAGAATCGGCTCTCGCACGGTTAAGAGCCATCAATGAATAGGAGGATTACCATGGAAGTCACAGCAGCTAAAAATAACATTATTTACACCGTACCGGGCAAGAGCCTGGCAGAAAAAATCAACGACCACCTCGCCACCACAAAGTCCAGTATCGCAGCCCTGGCGAAAGAGGTCGCCTACTCCCGCACCGCCGTTTCCCGCTATCTCTCAGGCAAGTATGACAGCAACGCGAACGGCCTGGAAACAAAGCTCGCCGAGTGGTATGCACAGCACACAGGCGAAGCCGTGGAAGTTCAGGAACGGGCCAAAGCGACCACCGCCGTCCGCCCGCAGTTTTTCGAGAGCCACGACGCGACCGCCGTGCTCGGCGTTTGCCAGTCCTGCCAGGAGTTCATCGGGCTCGGGATTGTAGTCGGGCGTAGCGGCTACGGCAAGACCCACACCCTTAAACAGTACGCCAGGCTCCCCCGCGTCGCCTATATTGAATGTGACGACACTATGAGCAGCCGCGACCTTGTGGAAGCAATGGAACGCGCCCTCGGCCTTCCTTCCGGCTACGGCACCATATGGCGCAGAGTCAACGGCATTCGGGAGTTCTTCAATGTAAACAAGGGTTATCTCCTCATTATCGACGAGGCGGATAAACTCATCAGCAAGTACACGGCGAAAAAGATGGAGATACTCAGGGCAATCTTTGACCAGAGCGATGTCGGCCTTGTGATTGCCGGGGAACCGAAGCTCGAAGCTACTATAAAGACCTACCTTGTGCGAATGGCGAACCGGGTGGACTTCTATGCATCCCTCCGCGGGCTATCCCAGAAGGAAGTCGAGGACTACCTTGCGGGCTATGATATCGAACCCGAGGCAATGACTGAATTCAGGGCCCGCGCCTGTAACATGCAAACGGGGTGCTTTCGACTCCTTGACCGCACCCTCTCCAATGTATTCCGCATCATGGAGCAATCTGGCAGGGACACGATTACACTGGGGGTCATTGAGCAGGCGTCCGCTATGATGATGCTCTAAGGAGGATGGACAATGAAAATGAGAAAACAACGACTTTTAGGGCTTGCCCTGGTGCTGATCTCCTTTGCAGTGGTTGCACTTGCAAGGACAGGCACAACCCCGGAGGAGCAGGACGTCACCTTCCTATTAGTAACTTTGCCCTTGGGCATTTACGCAATGGTTACAAAGCAATATATCCTGTACGACAACGAAGACGGGAAGGTTCCCGCCGACCAGCCACCAAAACCAACCAAGAAAGGAGCCACAACATGGCAAGAAAACGAATCACCGAAGCCCCTGCCCTCAAGACCTGGGAGGATGTTGACGCAGCTCTCCGTGAAATCGCGGAGGCAGAGCTGAACCTGGGCGACATTGAGGCAGAAATGAATCGGCAGATCATCGGCGCAAAGAAGATCGCCGAACAACAAAGCAAGCCCCACTCCGACCGTATTTCCAAACTGGAGCGCGATATCAAGGAGTTTGTCACCGACCACCGGGACGAGCTTGGAAAGGCGAAAACAAAGCCCCTGAATTATGGTGAGGTCGGCTTCCGGCTCTCGACCACAATCTCCCTCCCGAAGGCAAAGGAAAAGCTCGCGGAGATTATCAGGAGACTCAAGGCCCGGCAGATGACGGACTGTATCATCACCGAGGAAAAGGTCAGCAGGGACGGCCTCCGCAAGTATGGTGAGGATACCGTCAACGCAGTCGGCGCAACCTGGAAGCAAAAAGACGAGTTCGGTTATGAGGTGTTCAAGGATAAGATCGAACGCATGGCCACCCCCGGATCATAAGGGGGGCAGCAATACGAAAGCGAGGTATCAGGAATGGCAGCAGCACGAAATAAGCGAGGCGGAACACCCGCCTCCATCCGCACCCTCTGGGCGATTGCCAAGTCCGAGGAGCTCGGGCTTAGTGAAGATGACCTTCACGCGGTCGTGTACCGGGAAACGGGCAAGGAGTCCCTTAGAAAGCTCACCCAGGGGGAACTAAACACCGTCGCCCGTATCCTGCAAAACATGAAGGACGGTATCAGGCGTGATGTTCATGCAAAGCGCACCGACGAGGGCGGCAACGAGTTCACGATAGGGCAGCGGCGCAAAATATACGCCCTTTGCGACGTTCTGGGGTGGAATGACGATCCCAGGAGGCTTAACGGCTTTGTCAAGCGTGTCACCCATGTGGACCGGGTGGAATGGCTCACAGCGACACAATGCAGCCAGGTCATCGAAGGGCTCAAAAAAATGATTGCCCGTCAAAAAGAAAAGGAGGCGCAAAGTGGCGACACCCAGGAAGAAAAAGAAACTCACACAACGTGAAAGAACCGAGAATGCTGCCATAAAAAAGCAGCTTCAGGAAAAAGGCATCATTCCCCCGGACAAGACACGGCTCAACCGAAAGCAGTTTGCAAAGGAAGTCCTTGCCGAGTTTGACGGGGAGTTTGGAGGCATTGAGGACACGCTTTATTTATACAAGGCGATCAGCTGCATGGTGAGCCCTGATATGCGGAAAGTCACAAGCGAACAGGTCGGCGTCCTCAAGCTCTTAAAAATTGCAATGGAAACCAAAAAGTTTATGGAGGGGCTCTCCCAGGAGGGCCGCTCTCAATACACCATCGGGGAGTATGTCGAAAAGGTCGTTTTCCCCGTCACAAAATTATAGGAGGTTAAAATCATGGTTGAAGACAAGAACACACAGGCCGCTCCGGTAACCGAGCCGGAAGTAACAACCACCCCGGTCCCGGAACCGGAGACAGCTAAAACCCTGGAGTCGGTCATTATTATCCTTGATACCGAACCGGAGGTCAATGACGTTGATCAGGAGCTCATCTTTCACGCTCCTGATGAGGAAGGAGAAGACAATGAATAAGACAACCATCTGCCTGGACGCAGGGCACGCAGGCACAGGCTATAATCAGTCCCCTGTCCTTAGATCCTACTTTGAAAGCGCGATGAACTGGACGCTCCATTTGCTTTTGAAAACAGAGCTTGAGAAGCGTGGCTTCGAGGTCATCACCACCAGGCCGGACATTGATACCGACCTTACCGTCTACAGCCGGGGCGCAGCCGCAAAGGGCTGCAACGTGTTTATTTCCCTGCACTCCAACGCTTGCGCCACAGAAAGCGTGGATTATCCCGTTGTCTACCGGGCCTATGATAACCTGAACGGAAGCGACACCCTTGCCCTTGCGATTGCGCAGGAGGTCGGGCGGCTCATGGGCACAAAACAGGCCGGACGCACCGCAACAAGGAAAAACAGCTCGGGCGGCGAATATTACGGCGTACTCCGTGGAGCCCGCGCCGTAGGCGTTCCCTACTATATGCTCATTGAGCACAGCTTTCACACCAACTTAAAGGCGACCGGGTGGCTATCTGATAAGACCAACCTTGCCAGGCTCGCAGTCGCCGAGGCCGAGATTCTGGCGAAACACTTCGGCGTAAGTGCAGATCCTGCTGCCCCCGTGAATGGAAAGACCTCCATCATGGGAAGCGCAGCGGCAACCGCTGCCCAGATGGCTCTTTACTGCCGCAGCAGGAACGCCTCCCCACAGCTTACGGGCTGCACCCTGGAACAGCTTGCGGAGATCTTTCTGGAGGAAGGCCGGATGGAAGGCGTTCGCGGTGATATTGCGTTCGCCCAGAGCCTTAAGGAGACGGGCTTCTTCAAATATGGCGGCATCGTTCTTCCGACACAAAACAATTTTGCAGGCATCGGAGCCCTTAATGGGAACGCGGTCGGGAATGCGGCGAGTTTCTCCACTCCGCAGGAAGGCATCCGGGCACAGATTCAGCACTTAAAAGCCTATGCCTCCACCTCGCCCCTAAATAGCCCCCAGGTTGATCCACGCTTTCACCTGGTCGCCCGCGGCTGCGCTCCCTATGTGGAATGGCTTGGAGCGTCAGACAATCCCCAGGGCCGGGGCTGGGCTGTCCCAGGAGACGGTTATGGAGCAGCTATCCTGTCCCTGCTTTCCGGGATTCTTGCCATAGATTCCGGTGAGTCTTCCGGAACAGTGTCAGGAAGCTTTCTTCCAGGGGATAAAGTAGTAGTAAAAAATGCGGTACAATATGGCTCTGATGCTCCTTTCCGTCTCTATTACAATGAATATGATGTCATCAGTGTTGCGGGTGACCGTGTCGTCATCGGCATTGGAAAGAACGTAACCGCTGCCGTTCATGCGGCAAACTTAGAAAATTCTAAGAAGGAAACTCCCCAGGCAGTTCCGGCAACAATCAAAAAAGGGGATAAGGTCAAAGTCTTAAAGGCCGTCCAGTACGGAACCAGCAAAGCCTTTCAGCTATACCATGAGGTTTATGATGTGATTGAGGTGAAGGGAAACCGTATCGTCATCGGCATCGGGAAGGACATCACCGCAGCCGTGCATATAAGCAACCTGACAAAACTGTAAAAGCAGGAAATGGAGGCGGGACAATGAAGGAACTATCGAAGGATTTGACGCTTGAGATGCTTTCGAGCGAACTGTACACGCAGATTGCGGAGGCAATCGGGATAGAAAGCTTCTATAAGCTTACCGAAGTGATCGGCGGTACAACGGTCTATATTCCGAAGCCGGAAAGCCTCGTCCGCCCCATAAGGGAAGCTCGCCTCAAAGCCGAATTTAACGGATATAACCATACGGAACTTGCCAGGCGTTACGGCTTTTCCGTACGGTGGGTAAAAGAGCTTTGCGGGGAAGGGTATCCGGAAGGACAGATTTGTATGTTTGATGTAGAAACCTGTCCGCAGACAGAGCATGAAAATGACTGACAAACCAGGCTTGAACAGAAAGGAGGAACCGGATGGCCAAGGATACAAACAGTCCGGCAAAACAGATGTCGGAATTTCTGAATTTTGTGGATCAGTGCACAAGTGAATACCGGATTGCCTGCGATATCATCAGCGAGGAGGATAAAAGGCTTCAGGATCTGCTCCACGGACTGGAGTTTTCAGAATCAAGACCAGAGGCGGATAAAATAACTACAAAGCTTCTTAAGAGCCGGAAGCTGCGCAGGGAGAACAAAGACACGGTAAAGCGGAACCAGCTAATTGTAAATTTCTTTGAAGAACCAAATAATAAAGCAACCCTTAACAAGATGCGGCAGCTTTTGGGAAGGCAACGAAAGGAAGAGGAGTTTCTTAATGGTAACAGGGTTTACAAACCAAGAGCGAACTACTAGCGGAGACGACATTTGTCTTTATGAAACAGCCTGAAGTTAATGCAGCATCTTAGAAATAATTCTTAGAAGCGCTTCCTATGGAGTGTTCCGTACATATGCATTACCCTAAGAGTATGAGCTTAGCTCATACTCTTATTTTTTCTCAAGAAGGAGGATTAACAAATGCAGACAATTCAGACAATGGCAAATGAAATGCTGGTCAATGTGGCTCTCGGGGTCATTACCCTGGTCGGTGCTTATGCAGCGTACTACATTCGCGTGGGAATCAACATGGCCAAAGCAAAGACTTCCCAGATCGAAGGTGACTCAGCCCGTAAGCTCTTAAATGATGCCCTTACGGATGTGGAGAACCTGGCCTTTAAATCGGTGAGTGCTACGGAGCAGACCATGGCGAAGACACTGCGGGAAGCGGTAAGGCTTGGAAACAGCGACCGGGAGAAGCTGCTTGCTCTGGGAAGGCAGACATTTTTAGAGGTAAAGGCGGCGATCACTCCGGATGCCCAGGTTATTATCACAAAAAACCTGGGTAGTTTTGATGATTACTTAACCAAGTGCATTGAAGATGCGGTCCGCCGGGTAAAACTGGAAGATCCCTATTTCACCCTGGAGGGGGAACTGCTCTCTTCAGGAAGCCCGTAAGGGGGGCCGTTTATGGACGTAGTACAGATCACTGCAATCATTGGAGCAGCGGCGTCCCTGCTCTGTACGCTTACGGTCGGATCCCTGACGTTTTTTATTAAAAAAACCCTTACGACCCTTGAGGATGCGGATAAAAAAAATGCCGTTGATATTCGGGAAGTCAGTAAGGAGCTAAACGACCTGAAATCAGACCTTCCTCTTATCTACGTTACCAGAGAGGATTATATTCGTATCATGAACCGCGTGGAGGATAAGCTTGATAAGCTGCTCTATGGTGCGGGGGTATCCAAAGGAAAGGAGGAATAGGAAAAGATGGCATATATGGACGATATGCAGGAACAGGAAGTCGGTAAGAACAAAGCAATCCGGGGCTACATCATCCGGGCCCTGGCAAAAGGAAATCAGAATGCCCTTCTTGTAAGACAGATCACAAATGCCCTGGTCGGTGACGGGCTGATTTTCTCGCCGGATATTTCCAAGCACTTAGAGTACCTGGAAGAAGCCGGCTATATCTCTTTTACGGGCCGCACGGCGAACGCCTACAACGCCTACCGACGGGACGCCGTTATTAAACTTACAAGAAAGGGTGTCGACCTGGTGGAGAGCACCATCGACGATCCTGGCGTCGATGTCTAAGGAACGCCGCCGGACCCGGGTGAGCTCCACCATCGACAGGCTCCCGGATAATGTAAAGGGGCAGCTCGACCGAAAGCTTGCGGATACGGCAAATACCTACGAAGAGCTCTCCCTCTGGTTGAAGGTGCAGGGACATGATATCAGTAAGTCAGCGATCGGACGGTATGCGATCCGGTCAAACCAGGCGGCACAGCGTGTCGCTGAGACGCTGCAGCGCACCCAGGCGATTGCCCAGGCGGTGGAGGAACACCCTGACCTTGATTATACCAAGGCTGCGAGTATGGTTCTCATGGACGGCCTCATGCAAAGGGTGTCCACGGCGGAAGACGACTTTCAGGAAATGCCGCTTGATAAGGCCGGGCGGCTCATTGCTTCCCTGTCCCGCAATGCAACGTATGAAAAACGTGTCCGGCAGGAAATGAAGCGAAAGGCCGAGGTTGCGTTTGACCAGATGGAAGCCGAACTCATGGCAGCAATCAAGCAGCACCCGGAGCTTACCGGGGAGCTCCGTTCCGTTCTGGCCCGTGCAAGGGAGAAGGTGGTCACTGATGGCGAAAATTGACCTTGACGAATATATCGAAAGGCTGGACGAGCCGGAAGACCGAGAGGCCCTTGCAAACCGGGAGTACCAGAG